GTTTAGTGCAGAAATGGAAAGTCCACGGCCAACCCTGCACGAAATGGCCGTGGACTTAATCCTAGTCACAGTCCTTGCGGACTGTCATGTTTTTACTTTGACAGAACTATTAAGCAGTTCCACCGATGAAGTATTTGACATGTGATGTTTGTGGCAAGTTGCCGTCAACACGCATCGTTGCGCGGAAGGTAACAAGACCAGCGTTGAATGCGTAGTCATCGCTTCGATCCAACTTGATGCCGCCAACTTGACGAACATAGTACGAAGGAAGGTGTCCGAAGATTACCGACTTCGCGCTAGTTGCTGCATCTGCCATTCCTGGGTTCTCGTATACCGGGTATCCGAGGAGCAAGTCTTGTGCATCAGCATTGAGTGCTGGTGAGAAGACGTAGTTGCCTGCGGTGTCCTTCAACGAACGCATTGCTGCGATTGACTTCGAGTTCATCTGGAAGCCTGAACCTGCAAGACGACGACCTGCTGTGTCTACCGAGTAGACGAGGCTGATCAAGTTGTCTGCTGTGAACGCGCCCGACACACCCGTTCCGCCAGTTACGCCGGCAGCTGCTGCTGTGACGATACCTTTTGGTTGGTTTGTGCCTGAACCAGTTGTCAACGCTGCGTTGACACGGAAGCCAAGTTCGTTGCCGACTTGATCTGCCAAGAATGACAAGATGTCGACACCGCTGTCTTCGATCAACTCTGTTGAGAGTTGAACAAGGAACGAGTACTTGTATGCACCAAGTGTGATGAACGAGTTGAACACTGGATCAGATTCAGCGATTGCTGTGCCTTCACCTGTGATTGCTGCCGTTGAATACTGGGCAAGTGATGGAATCTGAAGATTCTCACCCGATGCCGTGTTCAACACAGTTGATGTCTGGAGCATCGGACCAACGTGACGAGCAAGCATGATGACCTGATCGTAGAAAGATGTTGGAACTGGTGCGCCAGCAGATGTCTTTACAACATCACGCTTTTCAAACGAGTACGAACGAAGTTCGCCTTTTGCCATCGAGCGGATAACTTCTGCATCTGAACGAACACCGCGTGGTGCATCGGCGACTGGGCGAACCTGGTCTGCGATGTCACGAGTTGCTGCTTCAAGACGAAGTTCACGGGCCTCATCGGCGCGGAGCTTCTCAATTGTTGCTTGGCGATCCTCAAGTTCTTTGGTGATGCGCTCGTATGTTTGAGTCTCTTCTGCTGACAGGTCACGCTTCTCAGCGGCTGCAACATCAAGAATCTTCTTTGCGGCTTCCCACGCTGTAGCGCGTTGAGCCATTTGTTGTTCAATGAATTGTTTCATGATTTCTCCATGATTGGTTAAGTTTGTGGATGCGCAGGAAGTTGTATTCCGAATGGCGCGGAACGCTGACCAATCTCTAGTCGTAGCGGGACGCTTACCGACAGACCGAGTGTATATGAGAAACTAGAAGTTTTTCAACAGTTCAAGTTTTTTCGCCAACAGGTTCACCGACGCCGGAACTTTGGTTGGTTCGGCTCGAAGTTTGCTGACCGCGCTCGACAACAGATCAGCCGATTCATCAGTCAAAGTGTTACCTGATTCGAGCATCGTGATCGCTTCGGCGAGTTTGTTTGCGTCAACGCCTGTGCGCTCGGCAAGAATATCCAATGATCGTACAGAAGCCGAAGTGGCCGTATAAGCAGGGAACCCTGTCACAACTGAAACCTCATGCAAACGCACCTGACGCAGTTCGCGGGTCATTCCGTCATCTGACCATTTGTCGCCACCGGCAGGAACCGAGAACCCGAATGACATTGAGTCAACATCGCCGCGCTTCATCAACACTGACAAGTCACGACCGACTGTCGTGTCTGGAAGATCGGCTTCAACAAGCAAACCTTTTGAGTCTTCTTGCAGACGCAAAGTCTTTGAACGTGTCGAAGCAAGAAGCATTGACGAATCATGGTTCATGTACATCTTGATTGTGTTGCGACCTTTCAAAGATTTCTTGAACGCACCTGGTGCGATTCGCTCGATGAACGGCAACGGTTCGGAATCAGAGTTGAAGACTGCTGCGTAACCTGTGAAAGACATTCCGTCACCTGTTGGACCTTGACGCAATTCGAAGTCGTTGATATGAATGCGGCGTGTCTC